TGCTGCTGTTTCTTGGGAAAGCTCCAGGAAATACTGTTCACCACCCACAAGATTCATCTTGCCTTGTGATTCAACAAAATCCTTGACCATCACAAAGTCATACGGCTTACCCTGGATATTCAGACTCTCGATTGCTTTGAAAATCTCCTGGTGACGTGTTGCATAGAAATCCTCAACAGTCGGTTTGATTTCCAGTGCATTCAGACTGTCAGCTACAGTCATCAACGTAGACAGTACAGCCTGTTCAAACATCATCGAATGTAGTGTTGTCATCAGAAGTCCACCCATTCGCCAGAAGTTGTTTGTGATGCTGGTTTTTCAGATAACTGCTCTTGCTCCTGGTATTCAGCAAGGTTGATGTTCTGCAACCAAGATGCATTGAAGCCCTGCCATGAACGTTCGATGCAGATCTTCAGCACAGTATTGATATTTAAATTTGCTTTGTTGAATTCACGTTCAAAACCTTTGAAAGCTGTTTCGGTATTGGCAGCTTTTTTGTTCTTGCGGACAGCTAACCAATCTTTGATTAACTGCTCATCAGCACCTAGATTTTTTAGTGATTCAGAGAAAGAAAATTTAATATTATTTTCTTTTTTCTTTCTTTCTTTAATAGTGTACGGTTTTTCCGTACTAACTCTGTCCGCTTTATCCGTACAAGGTCTGTACGGTTTTTCCGTACATTCCAACTCTGTACGGTTTTTTAGTACATGTACGGTTTTTCCGTACAAAGAAAGAGTTAAGAAAAAAGTATTAATATGAGTACTGCGATCAACAGAAATGATCTTTAATTGCTCAAGTTCACGAATTGCATCAATGATAGTTTCGCGTCTTTTGATTCCAGTAATCTCCTGGAATAGGCTTGATGAAATAGGATAGCTATCACGCTGATAGCCAAGAGTGCAGCGAATAATTACATCAAGGCATTTATAAGCATTCGGGCTTACTTGGCGCATGATTTCATCAAACACCACATTGGGCTTCTTGGTGTAATTCTCTTCCACGACTGCTGCCTGTTTTATGAATTTTTCAAAATCCACACCAATATTCATTTGCCACCTCCGAAGGTAAAGGCAAGCAATTGCGCTTTGGTTTGAGACACGGCCTGAGCATTAGGCAAGGTTTTTTCTACCGCATATCGCTCTACCGCTTTTTGAAACAGATAGATCTTTTGGTTTAGTTCTATCTCTGTTAAAATATTGTTGTTCATATAGATTTACCTCTGGTTGAACACGAAGCCTGACCTAGACCGTCAGGCTTTTTCTTTGTCTGAATCCCCGTGAATCCCTTCCGATCCCTCAGCAATAAACACCTCTGTACTTAAATCCCTTAGTAAAGCGGATACTCCCAAGCGCTCCATATTTCGAGCCTCTATACTGAGAACATGCCACTCACCAGCGATCTCTTTTTCGAGTAGCCAGGCGAGATACTGGGCCAAGTCCTTTCCTTTGATGTTGGATAGAACACGTGCCCGTTCATGATTTTCAGGAGATAAACGAACATGCGTAGATTTTTTTTCAAGACTCATAAATTCACCTATGCACTTAATGCTTGGTTGCGGACGTAATCAAAATCTGCCTCTGGACAAAGCAGGTCGCAGCTAACTGCACCATCACTCTCTTTATCGATTTTGATTGCGAGAGAGGCGCTGCATTTACTGTTGCCATACATGATCTGGTTTAAGTATCCCAGTGAGGTCTGGCAGCGTTTTGCGAAGTCTTCTCGATCATTTAAAGAAAGGTTGGCTAAGAAGGCTTTTAATTCGGTTGTATTGGCAGAAGACATTTCTAAATCTCCCATTAGTAATATTTAGTAAATACTAATTTTTATTACTAAAAAAGTCAACAGAGATTTAGTGTTTACGAATTTACTTTTTACTAAAAAATAGATGAAATACTGTTATGGATATTGTTTCTTTAAGACGCGCTAATTTACGCCGGGCGATAGATGCCAAAAATAAATCAGAAGGGTTTTCTTCAGATGCTGCTTTCTGTGAGCATTACGATTTGAACCCTAGCCACATATCTCAACTTGTAAAAGGTCATGGGAGTTTTGGCGAGCGTGCAGCACGTAATCTGGAGAAGAAAGTCGGCTGGGAGTCTGGCTTACTAGATCAGGAACCAACCAAAAATATATTTGGTGAAGAGAGCTTTGCTAACGTGCCTCGAGTTAGAGCGCGCATGGCTCCTGTCTTATCTTGGGTGCAAGCAGGTAATTTTACGAATGTTGCTGCTGTTGATATGAGTGAAGTTTCACAGTGGCTGCCTTTGCCGGAAGATGAGTGCTCAAACTGCTTTTTTCTTCAAGTCCAAGGTATAAGTAATTTCCCAGATTTTATTGAAGGCGACTATATTGTTGTAAATCCAGACACTTATTATAGCGATATGCAGTCTGGAGATATTATTGTGGTCCGTCGTGGGGAAGATGCCACATTCAAAAAACTAGTTATTGAAACAAATGGTAAAAGATACCTTCAAGCATTAAATCCAGATTTTAAGCCTAATATTATTGAGTTTGATGAAGAGTGTTTCTTTGTGGGGCAAGTGGTTGATTGCGTAAGATACGTCTATCACGCAAAACCTAGAGTTAGAAAGAATTAATAACTAAGCAATATTCTTCTTATTACTTTTAACGCAATAAGAAATGATTTTTTTAAGACTGTGAACCGGGCACAGAAATCACAATAGACCTGGAGAGAAAGCACCTTCAGCTACTTAATCCAGATTGAGCTGAACAGATAATCAAGTTGGCAGAAGATTGCCGCTTGGTTAGCAAAGTTTTGGGTTTATACAGAAAAATATAATAGGTATTTGCATGTCAATTGATAGATTTTTTCAAAACCAAATATTGAATATAGCTGCAAAGTGCTATCCATGTAGTGTTAGCTATGAGTTGGATGAGCTATTTAGTAATGTTGAAGAACAAAAGATTGCAGCAAATCTTTGTTATTTGGCTGAGCATAAATTAATAAAAGACCAGCCTATTGAGGTAACTGTGGATGGTACTTTTAGTTTAAGCAATATATGTATAACAAGCCGAGGTCTAGATTTTTTAGAAGATGATGGTGGGCTTTCGGCTATTCTAGGTATTGTTACAGTCAAATTTGAGGCGGATACTTTAAAAGCAATTTTAGAGAATCGTATTAGTCAGTCGGATTTATCGCTTGAGAGTAAGCAATCAATGATTGATTCGCTTCGAGAGCTGCCTGCCGAGTCCATAAAACACCTGACCATGAAATTACTGGATGAGGGCTTGGATAATCTGCCAAATGCGATCGTACTAATTGGAACGTATCTTGGTCTATCCTAGAGAATTCTAAAAAAATATTGCCGACATCAATACATACGCATTTATGTTTAGTTTTTAAATCAATATATATCCCCTTTCGTTTAGGGTTTACCACTACAGAGTTAAACATTTTTAGTTAATCCATTTAGCCCACCCTGTGTGGGTTTTCTTTTGTCTATTAAAACATAATATTCAGCAAATACTAATTTTTAACTAAATAAATTTAGTAAATACTATTGACTAATTATTTAGTAAATACTAAATTATAACCACCAAGACAACAAAAAGCCCCAGCGTAACCGTCATTACCTGGAGCCCGACCCACCCTACAGTGAGTGAATTAATTATGAATGCAAATAATGATGAAGGCAAGTTGATTAGCGGGAAAGAGGCGCTGATTGCTTTAGCGAATGGTGAAGATGTTCAGCTTAAGGTTAATGGGGATCAAGATTGGAAGACTGCTGAAAATTGTGTTGTTGGGCATTTCCTTCAAGATTCCTTTGAATTCCGCCTCGCCCCTCGCACTATCACAATCAACGGCATTGAAGTGCCTGCGCCTTTTGAGCCTAAACAATCTGACTGGGATGAGCTTGCTATCTACTTTTTACAACCACAGGCAACACAAGGTTGGGAGTGTGAGTTGTGGTGTGAGTACTTCGATACTGACTTAATTCAATTCGGCGCATGGCGCACCGAAGAAGAAATCAAGCAAGTTGTGGCAGCCTTACGCACAGTTTTTGGAGGTGCTGTATGAACGCCAAACTCATTACCTTGCTCACAGCTTCGTTAATCACAGGCTGCAACTACGCCGATGCAAGTGGGCCTGCAGAAGAAGTTGAAGTTTCTATCAATCAGGCTAAACCATTCGTTGCCCTTCAAGAGCTATCAGTTCAGGGTAAGCTTTACCCACATGAACACGAAGGCACGGAATCAATCGGCAAGGCAATCGTATGGCTAGAAGGTCAGGAAGATTGCTCACTACAAGTTGAGGTTCTTCAAGTCAATGAAGATGGTCAGCAATGGATTGAACTTGGGGAAATTCGATTTATCACCCCGGATGACCGCGATTTAGGTGCACCTGATTTTGAAGAAGGTATGACCAGCAAAATCGTTGCAGAGCTTACTACTGTGTTTGAAGAACAGCTTGTTGTGATGAAGGAGGCGGTATGAACGCAAACGTCACAACAACGATTGAACTAGCTCAGCTTAAACAGAAACTCAGCAACACGGTTAAGCAGTTAAAAGCTGTGTCAAATGACGAAACCGTAGTTACTACCGGCCCCAATTGGATTCACTTGCGATATGTCGGACGTGGCTCAGAGCAGATGCAGCTCGACTTAAATGAGCAGTATTCAATGAAGTTAAGACTGGTTTATCTGACTGAAACTCTGGCGCGGTTGGAGCGGGTTTTGAAGGATTGGGAGGCCGTAGCATGAGCTTTGAATATATCAATCAAACCTATGGGGTGAATGCTTGCGTTGGGCGTCGGGTGGTTGCTGATGGTAAGCCTGGAATTATTGTTGGTACTCGTGGTGCACATATTGTTGTGAATCTTGATCACCTAAAACCACACCAGACGGCTAATTATCATCCCACATGGAACGTTCAATATCTTGAAATGGGTAAGGTTCGCAAAATGACAGCTGGACAGAAGCGCTATCAAGAATTTTTGGATGCCGATTGGTTCGATGGCACGTTCGCTGAATGGCTGGGTGTTGATAAAAAATCAAAAAGAGCGTCTTGAGTTCGCAAAACAAATTTGGTGATTAGGAGAAGAATATGAATGCACCGGTACAAAGAACACATTGGAAGCAGCTTGTGAATCCTAAATACCTGGGTGTTTACAGTCTGCCTAATGGCGGTGAGGACATGATCGTCACCATTAAATCGGTTGGCCGCGAAATAGTAATCAGTGATGGCGGCAAAAAAGAAGAATGCACAGTGGCGCAAATCGTTGGTAATAAGCCACTTATTTTGAATCGGACCAACTGTAAAACAATTGAGCGGATCTATAAGTCTGCATTCATTGAGGACTGGTCCGGCAAGACAATTACTTTGTTTAAATCCAGAACCAAGGTCGCCGGCGAAACCGTAGATTGCTTACGTATCCGTCCCTCTGTACCTAATGTTGTGCAAGCCAAACATCCGTTAAGTAATGAGGGGTTTGGCAAGGCACTCCAGGCGGTTCAGAGTGGCCAGTATACCGTTCAGCAGATTCTTGCGAAATATGAATTAAGTGCAGAGCAACTAGCTCGCTTAAATGGAGCTGGCCCTAAATGAAACTAATTAGAGCTTCTGCAATCGGAAAAATTATGGCGTATCCAGAACGGGATACGCTGGCTGATGGTGCCATGACCTTTTTGGAAGAGTTGGCATCACAGGTCGCACTGGATTGGGAAAAAGATCTGGACCTGCGCATGATTGAGAAAGGTCGAATCGTTGAGGATGAAGCTATTCAGCTCTACAACGATGTGAACTTCACCAACTATGTAAAGAATACAGAGCGCAAAAGCACAGACCTGATCACAGGCGAATGCGATATAGACGATCCAGAGAATAGCCTGATTATTGATATTAAGTCGTCATGGTCCAAAGCCACCCACCCTTATGTACTGCATCTTGGCGGTAAAAAAGGTTACGAGTGGCAGCTTCGAGCTTATATGCATCTATGGGACCGCAATAAAGCGCAACTGGCTTACTGTCTGGTTGATACGCCTTATGAATTATTGGGCTATGAAGATGAGAAGTTGCACGAAGTCAGTCATATCGACATGGCCTTGCGTGTGACCATGCTTGATCTTGAGCGCGATGCAATCAAAGAAAAACAAATGCTCGCTAAGGCAAAGACAGCCAAATACGTACTTGCCGAGCTGCTGGATAAGAAAGGCCTAAAAGTCGCATAAACCTACTTTAATAAAAAAGTAGACCGTATTTTTAGCACAGTTATTTATTTTAATAAAAGATTGGTGGTGGAGATGGGATCTAAAAAATTATGGTGTGTGGCTATTCGACCAGAAAGTGATAGCCCTCATGTGCAATCACCTGCTGCATCAAAAGAAATTGCTGAACGCGCAGTTGCTCGATACAAGGCCATGGCCTTGGCAGAAGGTAATGAATTTATGATCGAGTCTTTTGACGACTTGATTCAGGTACAGCAATGGCACGGTACTCGTAAAGAACACATCAATAAAATGTTCTATACAAATAGTTGGTTTAAGCAATCGATGTACCAGTGCTTTGACCTGCCAACAGCATGCAAAGTTTTTGAATATGGTGAGATTGTTACATGCTACAAAAAAGGCTCATCACCACTTACTACATCAAATTTTGAAGAAGCCAAGCGCTTCTATGAGGTGGCGTGATGGATATTGGGAAAGAAAGAGAAGCTTATAAAGCAGCGCTTAGAAATCTAGAAAATGAGTTCTTTTTTGCTACACCTTTTGATATCTGGCTGGCAGCAAAGCGTGAAGCCCAAGCGGTGCCGGAAGAAAATGCCTTGCTTAGTGCAACTCTAGATGCTGTTCAAAAGTTAGGCAGTGGTGATTTTGTTTTGGTGCCAACTAAAAACATTAAGTACTTCAGTCATGACGGTGAAAATTATGAGGTTCACGACACTTTGGAAGAAGCAAAACATGAGGCTGAGTGCGCCATTGAGAGCTTTAAGGAAAGACTTGCTAATCAAGTATGCAATCCTGCTCAAGATGGTAATTTCTCTCAAGTTGGCTATGGAATAGTTTTAGCAGAATCTGGCTATTCGGTAGATCACATTGTTACTCAAGAAGACGTTGATAATGGTGAATATGGCTATGAAGTCGGCACTGAAATCATGTCACTGTTCTTGATCGAAGCACAGGAGCCAACCAATGACTGAAATTCAACAAACAAACATTGCTGTAGCAAACTTCATTATTGATGAGTTGTACAAAGAGAAGTCATTCGATCTAATTCTCACGCCTCAACAGTATTCATCATTTTTGAATATCGTTGAGAATTCGCCTACTACTGGTCTTAGCTATCGTTCATGGCAAGAGGGTGAATGCTTTTTAGTTGGTGTGGATAAATCTAATGTAAACCAGATCTATCACAAGCTCAGCAGCTACATCGCAAAGCATGGGCATTCTAGAAACACTATAGATAGCTTTATTAATGACGGCGGTTTTGATCAGGCATTTAAAGATGTATTTGGCTTGCCCGATTCAGTTAAGCAGAGTTTGAAGGAGGTGTCATGATGCAAACAGAATCTGAAAATAACTTGCTCGAAGCCATTTTTAATGAAATGCAAGAGATTAAAAGGGCTTTTCATGCTGATGAAGATCGTCTTTTAAAAACAAGTGAAGTAGCAAAGATGACTGGAATAACTAGGGCTTCTATTATTAAAATGGTTGAAGATGGGAGCTTTCCCGAGCCGGATTGGGTAAGTGAAAGTGGCTATAAACGCTGGTGGAAGTCCACTATTTATACATTCTTTAATAAGAAGCAAGCCCTCGCGTCATGAGGGCTTTATTTCCGTAAACTTTTTGTTTCTTGATGCAATAAATTGAGATTTAAGTTCATCGCAATAATCTGACCATCTTTGCATCATCACACGTCTTTTATCTAAGTGCTTAGTCCGGTTATATGCCCTACCGTGCATGTCACGCACCTGGTGTGCAAGCTGCTGTTCAATAATATCCAGTGGAAACTCCAGAACCTCATCTAATAATGTCCGGGCAATTGCTCTAAAGCCGTGGCCAGTCATATCCTCTTTACCATATCCCATACGGCGCAATGCCATATTAATAGACATATCAGAAATTGGCCGATGCTTGTCAGAGCGTGAAGGAAAAACAAAGTCTGAATTATTTGTAAAATTAAGAGCTTCTTTTAGAATTGCTATAGCCTGTGTAGATAAAGGTACAATATGGTCCAATCCAGTTTTCGCAGATGTCTTTGACGGCGTATAAGACCAGGTAGCAGTCTCAAAATTAATATCAGTCCACTTTGCATTGCGTAGTTCACCAATACGGACAAATACTAATGGTGCCAGTTGCAATGCAAACTTTACGTGGACCAGTTGTGATTCATAATGATCAATATCAAAAAGCAAGCGCGCAAAATCAAAGGGATCTGTTAAGGCTGAATAGTGATTTTTCTCTCTCTGGGTAATAGTACCTGCCAGATCTTGAGCAACATCACGCTTACACAGACCCATTTTTACTGCAAAACGAAAAACTTGAGAGGCTTTAGATCTGATCCGCATTGCAGATTCAATATGCCCCTTGTTCTCATCTTTCTCAATTACTTTGGCCAGATCCCGTGGAGTAATATCTGAAATCGGCATATTGCCAATATCTCGATAAAGTTTTTCAAATATACCCTCATTTCTCTTTACAGTAGCTTCGGCCAGACGTTGTTTACTTTTATATAGCTCAGCAACAGATTTAAAAGTTGACTGTTGTTTTAATCTTTCTTTTTCCTCAACACCCTGCTTTTCTACCTGAGGATCTTTTCCTTCAGCCAGTAACGCCCTGAACTGATCCCGATATTCACGTGCTTTGGCCAGTGACATCGCTGGATAATTTCCGACAGTCATCGTATTTCTTTTTTTAGAAATTGGGCGGGTGTAATCAAAACGCCACATGACAGTACCGTTTTTTCGAATTAGAAGATTCAGACCTGCACCGTCACTTAGCCGAATATCCTTCTGTAACCCATTGGGATTATTACTTTTTATATCACGGAGAAATGCTTTGATTTTGCTGTCTGTAAGCGAAATTACTTGTTTTGGCAT